AGATTCCAGTTGGCGCTAATATGCTCAGTCTTGATCTTCAATTAAATAAAGAGCTGGCTTATCTGGAAGCGCAGATGCTTGCTTCTGCTCCGCAGATTCAAAAAGCAATTAACCGTGCCTTGCGCAAAACCACCAAGTGGCTGGAAACGCATAGCAAACGGGAACTTGCTCGGGAATTGCAATTGCCGATTCGTGTATTGTCGGTGCGTTTTCGGCATACCTTTTATTTAAAAGGAGGTGAACGTGCTGCTCAGGTTTGGTTCGGTTTGGATCCGGTACAGGTTCGCCATATAGGTAAGGCCAGGCAAAACAAGCGTGGTACCCGAGTTGGCAAGCATCAATTTGATGGGGCATTTGTGGCGACAATGAAAAGCGGCCATGAAAATGTATTTAAACGAAAAACAAAAGAGCGGTTACCGATTGAGGTAATTCGACTCCCCATTGATGAGCAAGCCGAGCCTGTATTTGAACGTTATTACAAACGAGCAACGGTCCGGTTTACCGAGCTATTGCAGCAAGAGCTTAATTTTATACTGAATCACGAGGGCAAATGAGCACAACACTAACTCAAGTACATGAGGCCATATTAGCTCGCCTGCGTGACAAGTTCCCAAAAGTGACGGTAGAAAGTTATGACCCAGATTCAGAGCTGTCTGTTTTAGCGCCTGCTTTATTTTTAGAGCTGGAAGACTTTGACCCCGGTGATGATATCGGAGACGAGCGGTTACCTGCTCAGTGTCGTTTTTCAATTCACTGCGTGTTGGGATGGGAAGTTGAAAACTTAGCATTAGAGATACGTGAATTTGCTGCTGCAGTTGCCATGTTGGTTAGAAATGACGGTATCTGGCAAAAGGGTGGCGCATTAACAAACCCCAAGCTGATTAGCGCTTATCCGGGCAACTTTCGCAAAGATATGAATAGCGGTTATGACTCTTGGGTTGTTAGCTGGGAGCAGACGGTTTACCTCGGTGAATCTATATGGACTGCCGAGGGTATTACACCACAACAGGTTTCCTTTGCTCATGCGCCGAATGGTACATCACCGCCGATAAATGAATATGAAGAGATAAACGATGCACGGATTACAGATAGCTGAAGTTGAACGCCTGCTGCATGGTTTAGTGCGAATTTGCACTGTGACTGAGCATGGTGACGGTGGCAAAGTAAAAGTAACCGATGGTGAGCTAAATAGCACCTGGCTTGATAGAGGAGTCAGCCGGGCTGGTGAAAACTGCGACTGGAATCCGCTTGATATTAACGAGCAGGTTGTTGTTTTGTGTCCATCCGGTGATTTTGCTCAAGGCATTATTATTTGCTCTCTTTACCAAGAAGCTCATCCTGCCAACGCCGATGATTTAGAAGAAGAACGGAAGACATTTAAAGATGGTTCGGTGGTTAGTTATAACCGTGAAAGTCATCGTTATTTAATCGATATCAAAGGTGCTGACGGCACGGTTGATGTTGTTTCTGCAGGAACACTAAATATTACAACGACCAAAGACATTAAGGTTAATACCTCCGCCAATGCAAAAGTTATTGCCGACGGTAACGTTGATGTCGAGGGTAGAAGAATTGGCCTTAATGGTGGTGCGCCTGTGGTTACAGTTGCTCATGTTTGCAGCTTTACGGGTCTTCCTCATAGTGATGGCTCCACTACAGTAACGTCGGGGGAATAGTATGGCATTAGATCCGGATGCACTTGAAAAATTAATAACGGCAGCACTTGAAAGCGAAGGGTTTGCTGTAGATAACAAGCATGCAAAGACTGCAAATATGGCCAAGGCTATTGCAATAGCCGTTGTTACTCATATAACAGCCTCATCAACAGTGATAACTCCATTAGGAACTTATAAAGTAACGTAGGTAATCTATGCAAGGGATGAACATGCAAACAGGCGAAAGTCTGTCAGGTGTCGCTCATTTACGCCAATCGGTATTGAATATTTTAACCACGCCGCTTGGTAGTCGGGTTTATCGTCGCAATTATGGCTCTCGGCTATTTGAGCTTATCGATGCACCCTCTAATGATGCATGGGCCGTGGATATTTATGCGGCGACGGCAGATGCCTTGGCTAAATGGGAGCCGCGAATCAGATTGAAAAAAATCCAAGTTTATCGACAAGAGAACGGTAAAATATTAATAGATTTGGATGGCGAATACTTGATTAATGGTAAATCAATTCTTTTAGACAGCCTACAGGTAGCAATATGACCGCATTTAAATTATTGGATTTGTCGAAAGTTCCGGTACCAGACATCATTACCGTGCCGGACTTTGAAACAAAATATAACGAGTTAAAAGCTATTCTTCTCGGGATTAACCCTGATTATAGCGAAGTATTGACGCTTGAATCTGAGCCGCTGGCTCTGGCGCTGCAGACATTTGCTTATCGTGAAATGGTACTTGAAGCCAAAATTAACGATGCAACTAGGGCCAATATGCTGGCATCTTCCTCGGGTAAGGATTTAGATAGTATAGCAGCGGGGAAGAATATAGAAAGATTGGTTATTCAGGCTGAGAATACGTCAGCCAAACCAGCTATACCTTCAATAATGGAAGATGATGAAAGCTTACGACGCCGTGTTCAGATGGCATTTGATGGATTGAATACAGCGGGCAGTGATGATTCCTATGTATTTCACGCGCTGTCTGCAGATGGAAATGTGCGGGATGCAGACGCCGAAAGCCCCAGTCCTTGCCATATGACTGTTACGCTATTAAGTCGTGATGGCAATGGTGAGCCGAATAATGATTTATTGGTTACCGTTCGGCGCTATTTTGGTTTGACTGACGATGGCACCGCGGCATCTAATTTTCCGTCTAAAGTTCGGCCATCGGGCGATCGGTTATCCGTTGTTGCAGCAGAAGTACATGAATACGAGGTGATTGCAGAATTAACAATTCTGCCCGGCCCTTCCGGCATAACTATTCAAGAAACAGTGGAAGCAGCTGTGCAGTTGTACGCTTCCGAACACCACAAATTGGGCTGTGACGTCACTCGCTCTGGCTTATATGCAGCACTACACCAATCAGGCGTGCATAACGTTAATTTAACCAGCCCGGCTGAAGATTTGATTTTAAACCATACTCAGGCAGCTTACTGCACAGGTGTAACCGTTACAGTTGGAGGTGTCGATGAGTAGCCTATTGCCCCCAAACGCCAGCGAATTAGATCGTAATATTGAACAGGTAGCCATCAATTCAACGGATTTACCCGTGCAAATTACTGATTTATGGGATCCATTTTCCTGCCCGTTATCACTACTTCCTTGGTTAGCTTGGGCTGTTTCAGTTGATGAATGGGATGACCGTTGGCCAGAGAATATTAAGCGCCAGGTTGTGCAAAACTCTTTTGATGTCCATCGTTACAAAGGCACCCCGTATGCGGTGCAAAAGGCGCTGGACAGTTTAAATATAAAGTCCTTTCTGAGGGAATGGTGGGAGCCTGACGGCAGCCAAGAGCCGGGAACAATGACAGCAGTGGCGTTGGTCAATGAAAACTTGACGGATGACACTGACGGACTGCTTAACAAAGATACACTGGAGCAGGTCACTAGAGTAATAAAATCAGCCAAGCGCGGCGTAATTCACTTTGATGTCGAGCTGGGGGTTTATTTTAATGAAAGCGTTGCCATCTCGGGTGGTGCAGGGGGCCCCGTTGACTTAAGAGATAGCTCACATGATTTCATCCCTGTTGTACCAGATGAATTAAATGGCGACATTGGTTTGTCGGGTGGCGTTGGGCCGTCAATTGGGTTCACTGAGCACACTTCGGAGTTTTCACCTGTGACACCGGATTTAGTGTTCAATAGTTTTCAACTGACAGCTGCGGCTCGTCAGTTGTGTCTGTTTGATATTTGTTTTGAGGGGATAATTTAATGGCAGGTCTAAAACTGCAATTTACAGAAGATGGGCTGGCTAAGCTGCTGTCAGAAAAAGATAAGGGACTGATGGGTGAAATCACCCACATGGCCTTTGGTGACGGGGACTACAACCCTAGTAAAACACAGTCGGAACTATCTAATGAAAAAGAGCGCATTGAGATCACCGATTACCAAGGTGACAACAAAAACCTGCGCATGGCGGGAAAATTTGACAGTGAGCTTGAATATGCCATTCGCGAGATCGGCGTCTTTCTTTCTGATGGCACGCTGCTAGGCGTTTACTCCCAAGCGGGTAAAACACTGGGTTATCGCACACCGATCGTTAAAGTGATGCAATGGTTTACCATCAATATTGAAGCGCTACCGACGGATAGTGTCACGGTTGTTGTTGGCACTGAGAACTTGAATCTCATTGTTGATGAGGAGCTTGCTCAGATGGCAACTGTGCAAATCAACGCCCTAAGCCGCCAAGTACAGCAAGAGTTTCGAATTTTAGACATTGAAAAAATGTTAACGCAATAAAATAGGAATACAAAATGGGATTAACACAAGACATTGCAAAGATGATCCAAGCTGCCGACAACTTGGTCGCTGAAGTTTCGGGGAAAGTTGCTGAGATTGACAAAAAGGCAGATGACGTGATCGCATCTGCCCAGGCTTTTTTTAACAACAAGGCCAGTGAGCTGACTGATTACGCAATCGAAGGTCACAAAAAAGCAGTTGAAGACGCCTCGGGCGGCCGCAACACAGTTATGATTGATGAGCAAGGTAATCCGAATATCATGGTGCGCATTCCTCGTTTTAATTACGAAGACTTAAATGCAGCCATACTCGCCAAGACAGGCGCTGATCTGCAACTAGGCAGTGGCACACCAACTATGTTTCAAACCAACGGCGTGACACGCGGCGAGGTTCTTATTGCAAAATACCTCGCGTCAGAAGGTAGCAACGGCGGGTGCAGCGTGGTTGGCGGCGCGCAGCCACGAACATCGGTAAATTATGATGTAGCAAAAGCGCTTTGTGCAAACAAGGGCGACAACTGGCATATGATGTCCATTCACGAATGGGCCGCTGTAGCACTCTGGTCACTGGCAAACGAAACCGTGCCGCGCGGTAACACTAATTACGGCCGTAGTCACGAAAACAAATTAGAAACAGCTCTACGCAGTGATAATGCAACTCCGGGCGATGCAGATGGTACGGGCAGAACAGATACCGGCAAGGGGCCGGAAACATGGGCTCACGACCACGGGGTATGGGGTATTCATGATCTGGTTGGTAACGTGTGGGAATGGCTAGATCAGATGATGCTCGATGATGGTCAAATTCTCACCACTCTTGATAACGATCCTAGCATTGCAGAGGAAAACTGGCACAAGCACGAGGCGTTTTTCGATTCACCATCCGACAGTCAAATTGGTACCGGCAGCGTCGGCTCTCCAACCCTGAGCAATATGGTAACAAACCGGAATGGACCTGCTGATGATGATAGCTACAGCTATCCGTACATGGCTAACGGTCATTTTGCGAAAATCACTCAGGATGCTAATTACAGCCCGTTAGAGTTAATGCGCCGTTTGTTGATTGAATCCGCATCGACAACAACTGTCGCCGGAGCTATTTACGCTCGCAACTATGGGCACCGATTCCCCATCCGCGGGGGCAGCTGGAACCATGGCTCGAGCGCCGGGTTGGGCGCGCTCAATCTGGGCTATGGTCGTTTGAATGCGGGCGGTGGCATCGGTTTTCGTCCCGCTTTCTTTGCGTGATGCAATCTGAAACTTTGATCACTGCGCGGTAGCGCAGTTTTACTAAAACAATAAAATAAACAGGATGTAGATTGCCAGCCCTAATCATAGAAGACAAATGCCGTGACATGTTGCTATACGGCTATCAAGCGTTAAAGCAATTCCCGAAGCACGAAAAGCATGTGCTCGGCGCTGAGATTCGCTTGTCGATGCTACAGCTACAAAGATTAATCATTACGGCATTTAAGCGTTACCATAAAAAGACAACTTTGACCGATCTTGATATTGAGCTAGCTATATTAAAACGAAAGGTTCGTCTTGCAAAAGACCTGCGTTATTTGGATATAAAGAAGTATCAATTATGGATCGAAAAGCTTGTTGAAATTGGACGAATGATTGGCGGCTGGATTAAGTCTGTTAAATCTAAGCAACAGGTGTCGGCATTATGAAAATGCGGAACCGATTCCCCATCCGCGGGGGCAACTGGAACAATGGCTCGAACGCCGGGTTGGGCGCGCTCAATCTGAACAATGGTCGTTTGAATGCGAACAGTAGCATCGGTTTTCGTCCCGCTTCTGATGACGCCAGAAACAATAATCCCACGGGATATTGTCAGTGCAATTATGAAAAGGATGCCGCCACCACAGCAATTGCTGAAATACGAATCAAGCCGATTGATGCGTCAATTGGCCACACTTTTGAACAAATATATAATTTCGAGAATATCCTTGATGCGGCATATCAATGCCGAAAAGGAAAAACAAAAGCACATACCACGTTATGCTTCTTTAATAATTTAGAAGAAAACATTATTCACATACAAAATGAATTAATGTGGGGCATGTACAAAATGTCGGATTACCATCATTTTTATGTTTTTGAACCTAAACGTAGACTGATATCTGCCCCACATTTTAGAGATAGGGTTGTTCAGCGGGCGATATACAACATTATAGAGCAGTTGTTTGACAAGCAATACATTCACGATTCTTACGCGTGCAGGCGAGGCAAGGGTACACACAAAGGGGCTAATAGGGCGCAAGCTTTTATCAGAGATGTAGAAAGGAAGCACGGCAAAGCTTTTGCGCTCAAGGCTGATATTAGCCGTTACTTTTCAAGTATTGATCACTACATTCTAAAGTCAATTATTGGCGCAAAAATACGGTGTAGCCATACAAAGCGGCTGTTGTTTTATATTATCGACAACAGCCCGAGCGATGCGCACGGTGTCGGCATCCCACTTGGCAATTTAACTAGCCAGATATTTGCCAATATCTACCTTAATGAGCTAGATAGATTCGCCAAGCACAAATTAAAAGCAAAAAACTATATCCGCTACATGGATGATTTTGTAATCATTCATCATGACAAGACACAGCTACATCAATGGCGTAGGGATATCGAGCTATTTTTGCATCAGCAATTAAGATTGAAAACAAACAGTAAAACGCAGGTGTTTCCAGTCGCCAAAAAGAACGGCCGCGCTTTGGATTTTCTCGGGTACCGAATTTACTCCACGCACCGGCTATTAAGAAAGAGCACGGTTAAACGAATAAAAACAAAACTGAAAAAGTACCGCAAGCAGTACGCCATCGGAGAAATTCAGTTTTCTGAAATCAACCAGAGCATCCAGTCATGGCTTGGGCATGCCAGTCATGCCGATGCACATCATTTAAAACAAGCTCTTTTTAAAGAGCCATTCAGGAGAAAGCAGTGAGATTTGAATATATATTTAAAGGCAAGCGCCATACCGACACAAGTCGTGAGTACATGCTAAATCTCGGCATGAATAGCGATGCTATCGAGTCAGTCTTGGGGCAGGAAACATATGAAAACGAGCAGCAATGGACAGCGGCTCGCAAAAAACGTGACGAGCTAATCGCTGCCACTGACTACACACAAGCCGTTGACTCACCATTAGCACCGGAAAAACAAGTGGAATACAAGGCATACCGACAATCACTGCGCGATATTCCACAAGAGTTTGATAATCCATACAGCATTTCATGGCCTGTAAAACCCGAATAACAAAACGCCCATCCGGCGGTTTTTATATCTAAACCCAACCGAAGCCCTGGCACTTGCCGGGGCTTTTAGTTTTTACACTTTACTAAAGAGGCCCCCTATGGCTGATCAGTATTTACATGGCGCAGAAGTCGTCGAAATTGATGATGGGTCGCGACCTATCAAGACCGCTGCAAGCGGTATTATTGGGCTAGTTGGTACGGCGGCAGATGCCGACGCTGATAAATTCCCATTGAACACGCCTGTATTAATAGCGGGTAGCCGCCTTGAAGCGGCGAAGCTCGGTACAGCAGGAACACTGCCGCAAGCTATTGATGGTATTTTTGACCAAACAGGCGCTATTGTTGTTGTTGTTCGAGTTGAAGATGACGCATCTGCCGCTGAAACACTGTCAAATGTCATTGGCACCGTTGATGCCGATACCGGGCAATACACGGGCATTCTTGCGCTACTTTCTGCCGAGAGCGTGGTAAAAGTACCCCCGCGCATATTAATTGCCCCAGGATTCTCAAGTCAAAAGTCAGTTGCTGATTCGTTAATTAGCGTCGCTGATAAAGTGCGTGGTTATGCACTGCTAGATGGCCCAAACACCAATGATTCAGATGCAATAACTTACCGAGAGAAATTTGGCAGCCGTCGAGCTGAAGTACTCGACCCTTGGTACAAAGTGTTTGATGTCACGACCAGCACGCAGGTTATTCAACCGCCATCTGCCCGTCATGCGGGAGTCATGGCGAGAGTACATAACACGCTGGGTTTTTGGTGGTCTAACTCAAATCAAGAGATTTACGGCATTGAAGGTTTATGTCGTCCTATTGATTTTAAACTTGACGATCCAACGTGTCGCGCTAATTTACTAAACGCGCAGGAAGTAACCACAACCATCCAACAGAGCGGCTTCCGCATTTGGGGGGATCGAACGTGCTCTTCAGATGCAAAATGGGCATTCAAAAATGTCGTTATTACTAACGATATGATTTCGGACAGTTTAGTACGGAATCATCTATGGGCAGTTGATCGCAATATCACCAAAACTTATGTTGAAGATGTTACCGAAGGGGTTAACAACTACCTGCGCAATCTTAAAAACATTGGCGCAATTGCAGGTGGTGAATGCTGGGTGGATCCAGAGCTGAACAGCGCGGATCAAATTCAAATGGGCAAAGTCTTTTTTGATTATGACTTTAGTGCGTACGCACCTGCTGAGCACATCACATTCCGTAGCCACATGGTTAATGGTTACCTAACAGAGGTTGTTTAATATGGCATTACCACAAGTAATTAGAGCGATGAACCTTTTCGCCGATGGTAAAGGGTTCGCTGGCGTAGTTGAAGAGGTTACGCCTCCTAAGCTGTCGCTTAAAACCGAAGAATTCAAAGCAGGTGGAATGGACGCTCCAATCGAGCTAGATCAGGGTATGGAGAAATTGGAGTGTAATTTCACCGTTGCAAAATATGACCCCGATCTTTTCAGCGCATACGGGTTGGTTCCAAGTGGCATGATTAACGTCACATTGCGCGGCGCACTTGAAGAAGATGGTGAAATCACGGAAGTAGTGATCACATTGACCGGCTCCTGGAAAGAGTTAGATATGGGCACCTGGAAGTCCGGCGAGAAAGCAGCGCTAAAGGTGGCTGTTGGCGTCAAAACATATGGCCTTCAAATTGGTGGAGAAGAAAAAATCTTTATCGACATTCCAAACATGGTACGACGCATTGACGGAACTGATGTCTTGGAAGCCGCTCGCACAGCTATTGGTATTTAAGGGGAACTTAATGTCAGAATCAGATTCAACGCTTCAGCGCAAGTATAAAGTGCTCAAACCGTTTTTACACAACAATGTAAAAGTGACTAAATTTGTGGAATTGAACCCACGTCAAGCAGTCAATCTGCTCGCCGGTGGCTCTATTGCAGAGATAACAGGCACCGCAGTCAAAACAACGAAATAACACACCCTTCAAACAATTTTAGAGCGTTCTGTTAACTCAGTGCGCTCTTTTTTATGAGAAATTAAAGTATGAAAAAGCAAGATGAGAGCAAACAACCAGTCGCTGATGAAGTTAAAACAGCAGCACAAATTCTACAAGAAAAATACCCGCACGCAGATAAAATTATCCCGTTAGATAATCCTGTCAATGATGGCAAAATGGACGAGCTTGCATTGCGCAAACCTATGCCAGGTGACTTGCGCGGACTCAAATTATTAGACGTTATTCAGATGGATACAGCAGCTACCGCGCAGTTGGTACCTCGCATTGCCCTGAACGGTTTTACTGCCCAACACTTTTACCAATTGGATCCGGTTGACTTGCTGGAGGTGATGACAGAAGTTGCCACTTTTTTCACGAAAGAGCAGCTCCCGACTCTGTAGATGAAGCGTGGGCTGATATTGCGGCGATCTTTCACTGGCCGCCGCAACAGATGGACAGCATGGACTTTGATGAATTGAATCGTTGGAGGGAGCTTGCAATTGAACGATTTAAAGCCATGAATCAGACCAAAAGCCACGACTAAATAGGTTGAAACATGGCAGCAAAAAATCTCAATTTAGCAGTAAAATTAAAGGCTATTGATAAACTCAGTGGTCCCCTTAAAAATGTGGCAGGCGCTTCCGGTCAGGTTGTCGACGCGCTCAAAAAAACGCAGGATAGATTAAAGTCTGTTGATGCGCAAACAGACCAGTTCAATGCGTTTCGTCAATTACGGCAGCAAAGCAAAGAGACAACCCAGTCGTTAAATCAAGCGCAAGCGGAAGTAAAACAACTTGCAGTGCGCATGAAAGCAGCATCAACTCCCATTAAGTCGCTGAAAAAAGATTTAGGCGCGGCAGAACAGCAGGTTGCCGAATTAGCGCAGGAGATGAAACAATCAAAGCAGCCGAGCGATCTCTTAACTTATCAGTTCAAAGAGGCACAGAAGGAAGCCACCCGCCTCAGCAAAGCGTTTAAAAAAGCCGAGCGTGAGAATAAATCTCTTTCCAAAGAGTTTGAACAGGGTAAAAGCAAGGTTCAGCAGCTTCAACAAGCACACACTAAAGAAACACAAAAACTTCAGCAGATGAGACAGGCGCTGAATAAAGCCGGTGTATCAACCAAAAACCTATCAGGAGCTCAAGCTAGCGCAAAGCAAGAGACTAACGAATTAAATCAAGCGTTTGACAAGCAAGCAAAAAA